TGGAATTTATTTGGATGATTTATGCAATCCCTTCGAATTGTCACTGATCGAGCCCCATGAGGGGTCAGGAGTCGTTCACGTCCGGCTGGGCCGCCGAATTGGCCGCGACATGTGATCGAGCCCCTTGAGGGGTCGGGAGGGTACGGTTCGACTCCGCCCAGGATCGCCCCTGCGGCGGGTTTTGCGTTTCAAGGCCCGTAGAGCGGCCTGATTGCCGGATCCATGCCGAACTAGCCAAAAACCCGTTGAATGCACTCAGCGGCCACGGGAAGCGATTTACGGGGTATTCTACCGCGGCATTCCGCGAATGATCACGACGGTTCGGGGTTGCTCCCGCGGCGGCGACGCAATTGCGTCCCGATGCCCTGCGCCTCCCCAGAAGCGGAGGAGATGCCGGCATTCCTCGATCTCGGCAAGTGACAACTGGGCAACCGGCTTGGAACATTCGGGAGCGATCATGTCGAGCGCGCCCGACATGTCGGACGCCCACGCCGGCCCCGCCGACACTAGGCCCGCCACCACCAGATACGCCAACCTTCGCATGATCCAAACTCCTGCTTTACCGGCATCCACAGGTATGCGCTGCGTTGGCAGGCGTCTTGATAGCGTCGGCCAATTACTTGATATCCGCGCATGAAGCACAAGCGGCAGCACCCGTTCTACGATACGGCCGCATGGCGTACCCTGCGCAGGCAGATCGTGGCACGGGACGGGTACAGATGTACCGTGTGCCATGTCTCGCTGACCTCGGCACAGGCAAGGGTCGACCACGTACAGCGCATGAAGGATGCACCGCACCTCGCACTGGAGCCGAGCAACCTGCGTACCCTATGCCCACGATGTGACGGGCGTGGCCACCGTGAGCGAGGCACCGGCACACCCTATCGCATCGAGCGGTTCGTGTTGGGTCACGATGAGCACGGCATGCCGCGCGATCCAACCCATAGTTGGGCAGATCGGGGAACTGTTACATGATACCCAGGGGGGAGGTCGTTTATGTGACGATACCCCGTAACTACCGACATTGGTGATTTGCTTTGCCCATTTTAACACAACCTGCGGTTTGTTACCCATGAGAGGCAGTCCGGAAGAGCGCGCCGCGTCGTTTTATCGAGTAGGGGCGGTTTCATCGCCGCAAAAGGGCATGAGCGCGGAAGCCAGGGTCATTTGGCGCAAGATTGTTGCGACCAAGCCTCGCGATTGGTTCGATGCCGGTTCGCTGCCGTTGTTGCGGCTTTATTGCGAGACGCTGGTCAGTGCGAACAAGGTTGCGGCCGATCTGGCGGAGATGAAAACGGGTTCGCCGGGTTATGCCAGAGCGGTTACGCAATGGGGCAAGCAATGCACCGCGGCGGCGACGTTGGCGCGGCAGTTGCGGCTCGGCGTGCAGCACGCGGTGGAGCGCCAGGCGGCCAAGGCCGGCGAGAAGGCGCCGGAGGGGCAGGGCGACGCGCTGATCGGCGGGCCGGCCGCCGAACGCTTCCGGGTGGTTGGGTGAGCATGGCAAAACGGCCACTGCCGCGACCGCGCCCGCCTCCTTGCCCACCCGGTTGGGGGACTGTTCACGATTGCAACAGGCCCGACGCATTGCTTGATTTCCTGCGGTTATTACTAATCGAGGGGAAGATTACGATAAACGATGGCCGCGCGATCCTCAGGCTAAGCGAGACGAATGCCGGCGGCCGAACTCCGGTCTGACCGGATCGTCCGTTTCTGCGAAAAATATCTTGTGGTGCCTGAGGGCGCCGACGTCGGCAAGCCGGTGCGGCTGCGCGAGTGGCAGCGCGACATCATCCGGCAGATTTACGACACGCCGACCCGACAGGCGATCGTCACGATGCCGCGCAAGCAGGGCAAGACGGCACTGTGCGCGATGCTGGTTCTGGCGCACGTCATCGGGCCGGAATCGCAACGGAACAGCCAGGTCTATTCGGCGGCGCAATCGCGGCAACAGGCGGCGCTGGTGTACGACCTGGCCAGTAAGATGGTGCGCATGTCGCGCGAATTGAGCGACCCGAACATGGTCGTGTGCCGCGAGCACGCCAAGGAGTTGTTCTCGCCTTACACGGGCGTCCGCTACCGGGCGTTGGCGGCGGAGAGTTCGACGGCGTATGGCCTCTCGCCCGCCTTGGTCGTCCACGACGAATTGGGTCAGGTGCGCGGGCCGCGCAGCGAATTGTACGATGCGCTCGAGACTGCGATGGGCGCGCATCCGCAGCCGCTCAGCATCGTGATTTCGACCCAGGCGCCGACCAGTAGCGACCTGCTCTCGCAACTCATCGACTACGCCGCGACCGGCGCGGACACCAGGACGAAGCTGATATTCTTCGGTGCCCCCGACGATGCGCCGCTCGATGACCCGCAGACTTGGAAAGCGGCCAACCCGGCGCTCGGGGATTTTCTGAATTTCGTCGAAATTCAGGGGCTCGCCGAGAAGGCGATGCGGATGCCGAGTTTCGAGGCGTCTTTTCGCAATCTCCATCTCAATCAGCGCGTCTCGGCCGACGCGGCGCTGTTCAGCCACGGCGTCTGGACGGCGAATGGCGCCGAGCCGGACATGGAGGCGTTCGCGCAGGGGCCGGTTTACGGCGGACTCGATCTGTCGGCGCGGCAGGACCTCACCGCGCTCGTGCTGCTGGCGGAGAAGCCGAAGGGCTTTTGGAACGTGTGGTGCCATTTCTGGACGCCGGCCGACACGCTGCACGAACGTGCGCAGCGCGACCGGGCGCCATATGATCTTTGGGTAACGCAGGGCTACCTGACGGCGGTGCCGGGGGTCAGCATCGATTACGGCTATTTGGCGGCGCGGCTGGCGACGCTGCGCAATCAGGTGCGGTTCCGCACGATCCTGTTCGACCGCTGGCGCATCGAGGAGTTGCGCATGGCATTGCAGGCGCACGGGGTGAACCAGCTCCCGCTCGAGGAGTGCGGCCAGGGTTACCGCGACATGGCGGGGGCGCTCGACGCGCTGGAGACGCTGGCACTGCAGGAGCGGCTGCGCCACGGCATGCACCCGGTGTTGACGATGTGCGCGGCCAACGCCACCGTCGTGACAGACCCGGCCGGCAATAGGAAGTTGGAAAAAGCGAAAAGCTCCGGCCGCATCGACGGCATGGTGGCGCTGGCGATGGCCGCCAAGGGCGCCACAGCGACCACGGCGCCGATGTTCGATCACCGCACGATGGTCGCCTGACGGCGCCCGGCTGCATCCGACGACACCCAAGGCGCCTTCGGGCGCCTTTTTTATTCGGACTGACGCAATGGATCTGATCCGCAAACGCGAGGTTGCGGCGCCGCCTCCGGCCGCCGACCCGCGCGAGTTCGTCATGAGCGACGGCAGCGTCGACCGCATGGGCGACATGATCGAGCCGGAGGGCTGGCGGCTGGACCGTTTCCGGCGCAACCCGGTGGCGCTGTTCAATCACAACCCGGACTTCCCGATCGGCACGTGGCGCGACGTCGCGGTGAAGAAGGGGCGGCTGACCGGCCGGCTCGATCTGATGGAACCGGTTTCGTACCGGCTGAAGGAGCTGCACGCCGCGGTCGAGGCCGGCGTGCTGCGGGCCGTGTCGGTCGGGTTCCACAGTGACAGTTTCGAGCCGCGCGGCAAGTCCGGCGGCATCCGTTTCACCGAGGCCGAGCTGGTCGAATGCAGCTTGGTGTCGGTTCCCGCAAACCCGAATGCCCTGGCGGTTGCCAAGGCGCTCGGCCTCTCGCGCGAGACGCAGGGCCTGATCTTCGGCGCGCATGCCTTTGATGAGGATCGGCCACGCATCCGCGCTTCAACCGGCGAGCTAGCCGCAGGAGACGACCGGAAACCAGGAAATCGAGCAATGCAGTACAGTGAGCGTATCGAGGCGGCCCAAAAGGAAGTGGTCGGGCTGCAGGAGCAGCTTGCGGGCCTGCCGGATGCCGAGGACGTCGCGCGGGTCACCGACCTGACGGCGAAGATCGGCGAGGTGAAGGCAAAGATTTTTGCCTGGGTCTCGGCCGAGCAGGCGCTCGGCAACGAGGCCGCGCCAATCACCGTGCCGAAAGAACGCACGACGATTTACACCCCGAGCGAGCCGTTGCCAGTATCGGCGCCGAAGGCGTGGGCGCAACCGAAGCGCAAGGAGACGCCCGCCGAGGAGCACCTGTTGCGGCACTTTGCGGCCACGGCTGTCGGGTACATCAGGCGGCAGCCGGTCGAGGCGGCGCTCGCCGAGCTGTACGGCAGCTACGGTGACTACGAGGCGACGCGCGGCGTCGTCGAGTGGCGGACCCGCGCCGCGACAGCTCCGGCGACGACCACGACCGCAGGTTGGGCGGCCGAGCTGGCGGTGACCGGGCAGGGTGCCTTCGTCGACCTGATCATGGCCGGCAGTATTTACCAGCCGGTCAGCAGCCGCGGGTTCTCGGTGACGCTTGGCCGCTACGGCCAGATCAGCATGCCGACGCGGGCGACGACGCCTACCATTGCCGGCTCGTTTGTGGCCGAGGGTGCCCCGATTCCCGTGCGCCAGGCGGCGTTCACGACTGTCACGATCGGCCTCAAGAAAATGGCCGTCATCACGTCGTACACGCGGGAGCTAGCCGAGCACTCGACGCCGGAGATCGAGGCGTTGCTGCGGCGGCTCATCGTCGACGACACAGGCGTAGCGGTTGACAGCGTTTTTATCGACGCCAATGCCGTATCCGCGATCCGGCCTGCCGGCATCAGGAATGGCGTCGCGGCGATCACCGCAACGACCGGCGGCGGGTTCACCGCACTGGTCGGCGACATCAAGGCGCTGGTCGGGGCGCTGGCGGCAGTCAACGCGCTGCGCAACCCGGTATGGATCATGAATCCGGTGCAGGCGATCGCAATCAGCCTCACGCAGAACAACGGCGGCGACTTCCCCTTCCAGGCCGAGATCAACGGAAACCGCATGATGGGTTATCCGGTGGTCGTCTCATCCACCGTGCCGGCCGGCATGGTGATCCTGATCAACGCCGACGATTTGATGGTCGTCGCAGGCGACACGCCAAGATTCGATGTATCCGACCAGGCGACTCTGCACTTCGAAGATACATCCCCGTTGCAATTAACAACCGGAGCGCAAGGCAGCGCCGTGGCTGCAACCCCAACTAGATCTATGTTCCAAACCGACAGTTTGGCGCTTCGCATGGTGCTCCCGATGAACTGGGCAATGTTAAGGACAGGCTCAGTTGCCTGGACCCAGGGCGTCACTTGGTAATTCGCAGATACGGATGGCGGACGCCGGGCAGACGCCTCGCCCGGCGCCTCGTCACGAAGGAGGACGTGGATGCAAACAACGGTTCAGACCAACCTGACGGAACAGCAGCAGGCCGCGAGGTCCGAATACGACGAACAGAAGGAGAGGCGGGCGGCGCTCACGACGTCGACTCTGATGGTGACGGAAAACAGCCGGCCGATCCCGACGCAGGAGGAAAACGACCTGTTGCGGCTGGGGCTGATGCACCCGGACGATATCAGCAACCCGGCGTCGCCAAAGATGCCGGCTCTGGAAGTGCAGCGGGCGTACCTGACAAGCGGGGAAGGTAGCGTCGAGCCGGTCAGGGAAGAGCCTCCGGCAACGCCGGCGCGGCAAGTGCCGCCGCCGCGGCCACAGCCCGAACAGCGGCCGGCCGAACGCAACGTGCCGCGCCCGCCGGACAGCGACAAGCGCTAGATGGCGTCTGCTTGGGGCGGGATGCTAACGCGCATCTTCCGCCCTGTTGCCAAGGCCGCGCCGGTCACGCTGGCGACCGGGGGTTATATCCCGCCGTCATGGCCGGCGAATTTCTGGCAACTGGGCTACGACCCGGTCCGCGTCGGGGGCGGCGCCATCGTGCATTCGTGCATTGCCTGCTACAGCCAGACTGCGGCGATGTGCCCGCCGGCCCACTGGCGCTCGACCGGCGATGGCGGGCGCGAGCGTGTCACCACCTCGGCGCTGTCGCGCGTGATGGTGAAGCCCAACGTCTATCAGAGCGGGTCGGACTTCGTCCTCAATTTGGTTGGCGCGCTCTACAGCGACGGCAATGCGTATGCCTACGCGACGCGGAACAATCGCTATGAAGTGGACGCACTACACCTGATGAGCAGCCCCTCTTGCGGCGCCTGGGTCGCGAGCAATGGGGAAATCTTCTATTCGATCGCCGGCAACCCGGTGGTCGAGCGTCTCTTGACGAAAGAAGCGGCCAAGGCCGTGCCGGCGCGCGACGTGCTCCACGTCAAGCTCGATGCGCGCGACGGCGATCCGCTCAAAGGCGTGCCGCCCTTGACCAACGCGATGCTCGACATCGCGGCGAGCAATAGCATGGTGCGCCAGGCGCTCGACTTCGCGCAGAACGCTGCCAAGCCGAGCGGTGTCCTGACGACCGACCAGCAGCTCGAAACTTGGCAGACGGCGGAGATCCGCCAGGCGTGGCTCGACCGGACGACCGGCGCCAATGCCGGCGGCACGCCGATCCTGTCCTCAGGTCTGAAGTGGCAGCAGGTGTCGTCCACGTCGAGGGACGCCCAGCTCGCCGAACTCCTGCAGATCGCCGACGGGCGCATCGCCACGGCATACCGCATTCCGCTGCCGCTCCTGTCCCTGTGGGGCGCGCAGATGCAGGCGGGCGGTGAAGACCAAATGCGCTTCTGGGTGAGCGGTGCCTTGGGGTTCAGTCTTAACCACGTCGAGGACGCCATCGGCAGGTTCTTCGGCCTGGCGGGATACCCGAGCGAGTATCTCGAGTTCGACACCGCAGTCTTGCTGCGCTCGAACCAAAAAGACCGCGTCGCGGCGCTGGCGCAGGCGGTGCAAGGCGGGATTTACAGCCCGAACGAGGCGCGGGCGCTGGAGGACCTGCCGGCGGTCGAGGACGGTGATTCGCCTCGGGTCCAGCAGCAGGTGATTCCGCTGGTAGCCTGGTCGCAGCCGCCTCCCAGTTCGCCGCGCCCCGACGCGCCGGCCGCACCGCCGGGGCCGGACGCGCCGGCCGCCAACACGAACGAGCCGCAGGACACCGAGGCGGCCAAGAACGCCGGAGTGGCCGCGATGCGGAAGAGCTATGCCGGCGCTTGACGAACTCGCCGCCTCGCTCGGCGGTGAGCTTGGCGCCATTGCCGCCCGCATCGAGCGCGACCTGATGCTGCGCTTTGCGCTGGAGGCCGAGCGGCTCCGCGCGGGGCAGGCCGAGTTCGAGCTGCGCGTCGAGCGTGCGGTTGCCGAGCGGCTGGCGTCATTGAAGGACGGCGAGCCGGGGCCGCCGGGAGAAAGCGTCATTGGGCCGCCAGGCCCGCCGGGCGAGAGCATCGTGGGGCCGCCGGGAGCAGACTCCGCAGTGCCAGGCCCGCCGGGAGAGGTGCCCTATGTCGGCGAGGTCTGCGGCCTGTTCGATCCGGAGCGCCAATACTGCAAGTACGACCTCGTCAGCCTGCACGGCGCCGAGTGGCGCGCGAAGTACGATGCGCCGGGGCCGCTGCCGGGCGACGGGTGGGCATTGGCGGCCAAGGCAGGCGAGCGCGGCAAGCGGGGCGAAGCAGGCCCGCGCGGGGAGCGCGGCATGCCGGCGGCGAGCATCGCGGAGTGGCGGGTGCGGGACTTCCGCGCCGTGCCGGTGATGAGCGACGGCAGTGTCGGCCCGGCGCTCGACCTCGGCGTGCTGTTCGCGCAATACCACACCGAGGCGGCCAAGTGAGACCGCTCTACACCACGATCGTGACGCCGGCGCTCGAGCGCAACCTGGTAAGCCTCGACGATCTGCGCGAGCAGCTCCGGGTGCGGCCGGGCGACGTCGCCAACGACGCCTGGCTCACCAAGGTCATTGCGCGGGCGAGCCTGGCGGCGGAACGCTACTGCAACCGTATCTTTTCGCTGCAGAGCTATCTCGACACGTTCCTCTCCGGCGTCACCGGCATGACCGGCGAGCCGCTGATGCTCAGCCAGGCGCCGGTCGACCCGGCGAGCCTGGAGGTGACGCTCGACGGCGCGGGCCTGGCCGCGGGCGATTATGCGCTGGAGCCGCTCGCGGGCCATCTGTGGCGCATC